ACCCACGACGTCGTCGGCGTTGCTGTGCCGAGCGTGGTTGTTACCGCGCTTGAGGGGGAACCGCCGGTGCCAAAGTTTTGGACGGCTTTGGCGGTAATGCCTGTCGCGGTGCCTTTGATCCATGCCGAGAGTGTGCAGGATTCTCCTGCGAGTGTTCGGACGTCCTCGATGCGTTGTCCGATGATCTGCGCGGTAGCCGAGCCTACGACCGTGTTAGAAAGTCGGAGGTAGTAGCGGGGGTTCATTCCGCCGATTAGTGTCGACCCGGTTGGCTGGTCGACCCTGGTCACGGTGTGGGTTCCGCCTGCGCCGGTTTGGGCGTACCGCCATTGGTCGGCGGTATAGGTGCCGTCGCTGCAAACGAAGCCGCCGCCGCCGCGTTGCCAAACGTCGAACGCGCCATTGATAATGCGGTTACGGTTTGGCAGGAAGTCGAGGTACCCGGCGAGACTGCCAGCGGTGGTTGGGTAGTCGACGAGCTGGTCGGTTGCCGACGGGTAGGGGTAGGCGGCGTTTGTGGTGTAGCTCGTCATGGTTAGGGCTCCAGATCTTCGATTGTAATCGCGTCGTCCCATTGGACGGTTGCGCGGATGGTATTCCACCGGTAGGGCGTCATAATGAAAGGCTGGAGAGTTTCCTCCCATTGCAACGCCAGACCGCTGAATATTGGATCAGTAATTAGCACGGTCGTGCGCTGTTCGCCTCGGCGATATGCCTGGGAGAATCCCTCGACGAGTCCCATGTAATTACCTGTAACGCCCGCTGGAGAATCTGCCGGCAATTCGGAGACGTAGAGCTGCTGTCCGATCGCGAAGTATTGCTCGGTCGCGTCCTGGACGACTTCGATACCGGCAAGATTCCAACGTGGTCGGCGTTGCCTGTTTAGGATCGTGGTCGCGAGCGTTGTGGCGTTAGTCGAGGAGACGAGTTTGCTGGAGATCGATCCAGCACGAACGCCGTAGCGAGACTGCGAAGTGGCGTCGTCTTTTTGGATAGTGCCGGTTGAGTAGTCAACGTAGACGCGGTTTGTAATTTGGACGTTTTGCGACCATGTCGGGCTATATACGACGTCGGCGCCGACCGTGTTAGTGCCTGCGCTCTCAACGCGCCACGCGAGACTCTGGACGCGGATCGTTCCGTCTGGATGGTCGTAAACGAACGCTTGGAAACTGGAGAGTAGTTCGTCGAGAACGCTCAATGCCGAGGCCTCGTTAGCGGTTCGCTCGGCGACGGTTGTAGCGAGGTCGGCGGTGGAGAGCTCGAGGACGTAACCGGGGCCTGCGACGCCTGCGTCGGTAAAGATTCGCGCCATGCGAACGGCAAGCGTCTCTTGCGGGTAAAGCGTCGACGCGATTAGACGTTGTCCAAGCGCGGAGAGCCTGCCGATCGCTGTCACCGTGAGAGCGTTCCCGCTAGTCGAGGTCGCGACTTGGAGACTCATGTCGGAGATCGTTCCGGTGAATGCGAGAATGCTGGCGGTCGAGTAGACCTGGAGCGTGTAGCCTAGAAGTTTCATATACGGCGAGACGTCGGCGTCGTAGAAGGTAACGCGAGCGGCTGACTGGGCGACGCTCGAGTAAATATCCGAGCGTCCAAAAACGAGCTGTACGTCGTCCGAGATTGTCGTTAGTTCGACGCTCGTCGCTTCGCCGATGACGACGCTGTAGATCATGCGCCGACGAGGTTGTAGCGGCGGTCGTACTGGTTGAGTACCTTGAGAATCTCTCGAGCGGTCGAGTCCGAGTCAATCGGCCCGTTGATAGTCACGTTTACGGTCGTCCCGCCAGACATGCTCGACAGGCCCGTAGTCCTAGTGGATAGGCTGGTCGATCCGAGGCTCGAGAGCCACGACGGCAAAGATGGGAAGCGAATCTTTTTTATCCATTCGACGACGTCTTGGATAGCCTGGACAATGCGGTCGAATGCTCGAGCGATCGGGTCGAGCGTGGTTCCGATTCCGTTTCGAAGCGTGGTATATGTTGTTGATGCTACGGCAGCAAGTGTTACGAAAGCGTCCTTGATGTCTGTCGCTGCGGTGATTGCGTTTCGGATCGTATCTTTCATGTAGTTGATAGCGAAAGATACGGCGCCAAACTTTTCCTCAGCTGTCTTGAGAGCCAGATAGACGAGCCCGCCTGGTACCAGAAACGGCCATAGGATCTTGAGCCATCTCACGACGAAATCAATAGCCGTGCTGATCTGCTCCCAGTTGTCGATAAACGGTCGAAGGGCCTGCATCGTGATTCGCGTTACAGCTGCAAACAGGGTATCTACGATGTTGCGAAATGTTTCGCTGTTTCGATAGGCGAGGATAATGCCGGCGACAAGTGCGGCGACGGCTACCACGATCAAACCAATAGGGTTTGCTGTTAGGGCAATATTGAGTAGCCATTGGGCGGCTGTCCAAATTACGGTGGCGGCTTTGACTGCTGCGGAGATAGCCTGGTACGCGGATAGAGCGGCGTTTACCGCGATTACGGTAGCGGCGAGCCCAGCGATCGCGCCGCCAATAATCAAAATTAGTTTTGTGTTGTCTTTTAGTAGCGCGGCGAGTTGGACGAGGTACGGCGCGATCTGCGAGAGGACTGGCAGGAATGCTGCGCCGATCTGCTCTTTTGTTTCTGCCATTGTGAGCTCAAAAATCTTGAATTGTCCGGCGGCGGTTCCCGCTGATTCGGCGGCGGCTCCGCCAGTTACTCGAGCTAGTTCGGCGTTGATTGTGGCGAAGTCGCCCGACTTGATTGCGGCCTTTGATAGTCCGGGTATCAGTTTGGCGAGAGCTGCGCCATCGCCTGCGTAGGCTTTGGCTAGTGCCTTTGATACGGTTGCCGTGTTTTTGCCGGATGCGGCGGCTACGTCGAGAGTGATTGCTAGGCCCTGTTGGGCTTTTTCGACGTTGCCGGTTACGGTTGCGAGGGTGGCGAGGGCTGGGCGTAGGTCGTCATCGGCGACGCCGGTCGCGAGGCTTAGTTTGGTTATGTAGTCCTCGGCGCTGGCGACAACGGCGTCGGTTGCACCGGTTACGCGGCGAAGTTGTCCGGCGAGTTTGACTTGGGCGGCCTCGTCCTGGGCGGCGGCTTTCGCGCAGTCAATCGCAGCGGCTCCGAGTGCGACAAGTGCGAGCGCGGCGGGTACGGCGGCCCTTCGCGTTACGTTCGACGCGCGTTGGCTTGCCGTCATCTGCTTTCCGAGAGCGTTCTCGACTTTGCGGATCTCGCCAACGGCCTGACCGGCGTTCGCGCCAATCTTGATGAGTACGTTTGCTGCGGATGCCATTAGAGCACGTTTGCTTCCTGGAGAATGCGGAGAACGGCTCGCTTGTAGTTGTCCGTTGCCGTGGGTGATTCTGCGAATACTTTGGAGGTGAGGCTGATCCAGTATCCGTTGGGGTTTTTGGGTGCGAAGCGGCCTTTGGTGTCGCCGTATTCGACCGACCAGAGAAGGTCGCCCGCGGTCGCTGCGCGCTTTTGTTTTGTCTTGCGCGAGCGGTAGGGCCTGCCTACTTTTTTGGTACCGCCAACCATGACGACGGGCGTACGATCGGTTTTGGTTTTGATGCTTTCGGCGACGAGTCGGGTTTGTGGAGCTGGTTCCGCGTACGCTGCGATCTTGAGTCGGCGGGCGAGATCCTCGGCGCACTCTTTGGCGGCGATGCGTAGTTGCGCGTTGGTCGACTTGCGGAGTTCGACGTCGACGGTTTTGAGCGCGTCGAATAGGACGCGCATGTCGTCATCGTCGACGTAGATCTCGGAGCCGCGTGGTTTTGCCCTTGCCATTATTTTTTGGCTCGATCCTCGAGGACGCGCACCATTGTCGCAAGGTCGGAGGCGTCCTCTTTCCAGAGAACGCTCGGGGCTATCCCGGTTTCGATTGCGAGGACTGCCACTAGAGTTCCGACGTGTCCTCGGTCGTAGGGTTTGCATCTTCGACCTCGAGCGAGACGTCGTCGACGTTTTTGCGCCAAGTGTCGAACCCGATGTCTTTCCCGGTGCGAGTAGCGCCCAGCGACGCGAACGCTACGAATAGCGTCCACGTCATTGGGCTTTTTTCTGGGCTCGAGTCGAGTTTGCGCGTGTGGGCGTGTTGCTCCCATGCGGCGAGCGCGTTGATGCCACCCGTAAAGTCCTCGACGGTTCCGTCGAGGTATGTAACCTTCCCCTGGAGTCGGATCATGGGTTACGGCGTGTAGGTGCGGGTTGGGTCGCCGATGAGGGGAAACTCAAACGCAACGCTGGACTGGACGGCAACGTCGCCGCCGATCTCAATCGGACGGATCTGGACGGTGCCGGTGTAAGCCATTCCGGCGCTTGTCAACGGCTCAAACTCGAACGTCTTGTCTGTTCCGCTGTTGTCCATTGCCCAGTTCACAAAACCGGCATCGTCCGACCAGTCGGAGATCGTGTTGCCAGACAAGGCCCAAGTGACGGACATCTCTGGCGCGGGATCGGGCTCGCCGAGGGTTGGGGTTCCGTCAGTTTCTGCGACGCTTGGGACGAGCTTCGCGCTGGCGACCTGGAGGGAGAAATCCTCCGGGCCCTGGAATGTGAGAGTGCCGGGGCCTAGTCGGCTGTCGATTACTGGCATTTTATACCTCCGGGGTATTGTCGATTGTTACGGTTACGAGCAGGTTGAGAGCGGGGAGCGGTTCGGCGTTGA